TTATAAAGTGGCCAGAGGATGGAAGATTATCGGTTGACAATCATATAAAAGGATGTTATAACTAATGAGTGATGAAAAGTTGAAGAATCATATTGAACAGCTTAAAAGTAAGCATTACGATATCCAGCTAAAGATTAATCAGCTTGTGCATACACATGGACCCGAAGACGAAATCAATCGTCTTAAGAAAGAAAAGTTAAGGATTAAAGATGAACTCAAAAATTGTGAACACAAATTATCTTGATACCATCCGTGAAGTAGCTAACAAGCATTATCTTAATGCTTGTAAGTTGGTTGGTACTGCTGCTACTATTGTAGGCGCACTTGCTACTGCTGGCGGGTTTGACCCGGTCAACATTATCGCATTTAACGTTGGCGCTGTATTCTGGCTTCTTGCTAGCATTCGTATGAAGGATGCTACTCTAATGTCTGTTAACGCAGGTCTCCTTGGCATTTACGCACTCGGTGCAATTGTAAGGTTTATTTAATTATGAAAGACAATATCATATCTGCCCTCAAGGCTAGCTTTGAAGCAAGCATTCAAAAGCATAAGCTGAACATTGACATCATGCTTAACAAGCCAATGGCTATTCATGAACACACTGACTTCATGGGTGCAGTTGAACTTGAACTCGCACAGATTGCCGAGTACGAAGATAAGCTAGAAGCACTTACAAAATATTTTTTGTAAAAGGCATCTTTTTGGTTGACATTACCCTCCCGATTTGATATAACAGTAATTGTTGAAACGCTGTTGAAAGGCTTTTGAGTATGACTACTGTTCTTGTCAAGTCGGGTGAGTATCGTAATCTCCCAGTTATCAATACCCAGTTCACTCTCGTTGAGGGTATCAAGCACGGCGCAAAGGGCGCTTATATCACTGTGAAGAATGAGGGTCAGTTTCCCCATCAGATTGATAAGGTTAAGGTCCGCATCGAGGGTCCTGACTGCATCGAAGTCAACGGTGTTGCTCCTTCTGCAACTGTTGCAGAAACAGATCAGGATGCAATGGATCGTATTGCTACTCGCTTCGAAATCCTCGATGAAATGTCTGCTGCTTGCATCAAGGGCGACATTCGTGCGATGATCGTTTCGGGTCCTCCGGGCGTAGGTAAGTCGTTCGGTGTTGAGCAGCAGCTTGATAAGTCTTCGCTGTTTGATAAGCTTTCTAACAAGCGCCAGAAGTATGAAGTTGTCAAGGGTGCAATGACTGCACTCGGTCTGTATGCCCAGCTGTATCGCTACAGTGAAAAGGGTAACATTCTCGTGTTTGATGACTGCGATAGCGTGTTCGGTGATGAACTTTCGCTGAACATTCTCAAGGCTGCTCTTGATAGCGGTAAGCGTCGGCGCATCTGCTGGAACTCGGACTCACGCCTTCTGCGTGACGAAGGTATCCCCAACTCGTTCGACTTCAAGGGTGGTGCAATCTTCATCACGAACCTCAAGTTCGAAAACGTCAAGTCTAAGAAGCTGCAAGATCACCTTGAGGCTCTGGAATCACGTTGTCACTTCATCGACTTGACCATCGATACCGAGCGTGATAAGATGCTGCGTATTCGTCAGGTCAACCGCGATGCTGACGGTGGTCTGTTCAAGGACTACAACTTTCAGAACAACGAAGGTGCAGCAGTCCTCGACTTCATGCAAGAAAATCAGAAGCGTTTGCGTGAACTGTCAATCCGTACCGCACTCAAGATTGCTGACTTGATTAAGATTTCCCCGAACAAGTGGCAGGCACTTGCTATCAGCACAGTGATGAAGCGGGGCTAACTTACATAATAATAAAAATGCCTTTCAACAAACTTTCGGGGACTTCGGTCCCCGTTTTTATTGCTTTTAGTCACAAACTATGTTAGAATGAGATTATGAAAAACAAAGAACAACTGTTGTATTTCTTCTTGCAAGTAGGCAAGGTCAGCTTGAGTCAGTATGACTACAAGTTCATGGCTAATCTACAGACAATGATCCAGCGTGATTCACGGGTCACTACTGGTCAGGCTACGCTGTTCGATAACCTAATCAGTAAGTACAAGAAGCAACTCTCTAAGTTAGGGTTGGATAAGGCTGAACTGAAAGCATTAGACTGGAACTCTACACTCGTAGAAAGCACCACTGAATATACTGGTGCTTCTGTTGTTCTCTTGAACGATGAATTGACTTTTCGTGTACCATTCAACAAGACGTTCATTTCTAAGTTTAGAGAAGTGAAAGACAATGCATTTGTTTGGGACAAAGAACGTAAGGTATATAGGACTACGTTTTCTACTAACGCACTCAAGATTACAACCCAAGTGTTACATAAGTTCTTCCCGTCAGTTAGGTACTGTGATGAACTATCAGCTATCTTGAACTCTTTGGCTGAGTTGGAAGCTGGCACTACTGTTTGGAACCCAACATTGTGTCAGGTTAATGGTCAGTTGATGGTTGCTGCATGTAATTCAAGAATCGGTGAACTCATTGAGGGAATGGAGCTTTCGTTAGACGCTACGGTTTTGTTCAAGCTTAGTCAAATGGGAATCGACATTGATCCAGCTATCATTTCTGATTATCCTAGGCTACAATTTGCTGCTAATAATGTGTATGAAGCAGAGATTGTTGACGTAGAAAATGTCATCGGATGGATGAAAAATATCGGTTGCGAAAATGTTGTGATTGGGCGAGGATTAAGAACCGCATTAAATCAAGAGCAGTTAGCTAAGACGATTGAAAAGTATGGAATGAAGCCACTAGGCCCATTGTCATATGGAAAATTGCCCGATGGAGTTTCTATGATGTTGCAACATACAAGTAGTGTAAATAATCGCAACCCATTTATGGGCACCGTAAGCAAAACTGTCGTGCTTAAAGATTCACGACCAATCGAGGTACAATGAACGAAGTAAAGATCATAATCAAAGACGAAGTTAATGTAAAAATCGAGGGTCTTGAAGTAGGTGACCGCCGAGCATTGATGAAGATGTTCGAGTTTGAAAAGCCGGGGGCGAGATATCTCCCGGCAGTTCGTCTCGGTCGATGGAACGGCAAGATTAGCTATTTTAGTCTTGGTGGAAGTACCTATGTAAATCTGTTAGAGCAAATCATTACCTATCTGTATGATAAAGGATATGACATTGAACTTGTAGATTTGCGGCAATCACATGAGGAACTTAAGTTCGAGCGCATCAAAGAAGATTCGTTCGCTGGTACAGTGTGGCCAAAAGGTCATGAACGAGAAGGCCAGCCTATCGTACTGCGTGACTATCAGGTTGAGATTGTTAACAACTTCTTAGAGAATCCTCAATGCCTACAGGAAGTTGCAACAGGCGCTGGCAAAACGCTGATGACTGCTGCTCTATCTAAGTCTGTAGAGCACCTAGGACGCTCCCTAGTGATTGTCCCCAACAAGAGTCTTGTTACACAAACAGAAGCAGACTACATCAACTTAGGATTGGATGTCGGCGTCTACTTTGGTGACCGTAAGGATTACGGCAAAACGCACACTATCTGCACATGGCAAAGCTTGAACAATCTATTCAAGAACACAGACAAGGGTGAAGAAACTCTTGATGAATTCTTCTTTGAAGACATTGCTTGTGTCATTGTTGACGAAGTTCACATGGCTAAGGCTGATGTACTCAAGACGATGCTTACAGGAGTATTCAGCAACATTCCTATTCGTTGGGGACTGACAGGAACCATTCCTAAAGACAAGATGGATCAAGTATCGTTGCTTGTGTCATTGGGTCCTGTCATCGGTAAGCTATCAGCAAAAGAACTACAAGACAGAGGCGTACTCGCACAATGTCACGTAAACATTGTTCAGCTTAAGGATAAGGTAGAGTTTACTAACTATCAATCAGAACTGAAACATCTACTAGAAGACTCAAATCGCCTAGACACTATTGCAGAATTGATTGAAAAGGTGAATCTGACTGGTAATACACTAGTCTTGGTTGACCGAGTGAATGCAGGCAAAGAAATTGTAAGTAGATTAGGAACCAACGCTGTCTTTGTAAACGGCGGTACTAGTCTATCAGATAGAAAGGATGAGTATGATGAGGTTGCCACAAGTGACGATAAAATTATTGTCGCAACGTACGGCGTTGCGGCTGTCGGTATTAATATTCCTAGGATCTTTAATTTGGTTCTTATTGAGCCTGGCAAATCGTTTGTACGAGTTATTCAGTCAATAGGCAGAGGTATTCGTAAAGCAGAAGATAAGGACCATGTACAGATTTGGGATATCACATCCTCATGTAAGTTTGCAAAGCGTCACTTGACACAGCGTAAGCAGTTCTACAAAGAAGCCAACTATCCTTTCAGTATAGAAAAATTGGACTATTAATAACTTGACATACACAGTAAAGGTTGATATACTAATATTATGAGAATACTTACTTTAGAAAACGAAAGTTATAATTTGGAAACTCTTCCAGAGGAAATCGATGATTTGCTGTTTGCAATTCTAGATAATTCTACCCCAGCAAATGTTGATTACCACTTCATTCCGTTGATCTTTTTAGAATCATTCAATAGTCCTGCATTAGTAATCAAGGTTGCTGATAAGGTTATTAAGATGCCAATAGATTGGCAGATATTGATTGGAGAGCAAGAACATGGTGACTTAGAAACTTTACCGCTATCTAGTCTCAACGATAGAGGATTCAACGCTTTTCAGTTTAATCCGCGGACTTCATTCTCCCCCTCATTTCTTCCTATTGAAATCTTAGATATCTACCCTGATGTTACTTGGTATGCACCTAGACTCAGAAATGGTCAGTTTTTGTGTGTACCGATTGACGAAGGGGAGCAACCGCGTTGTATCTATTTTGTCAAGGAGATTAGTAGGAACTGTGAAGTAGTAGATTATAGTCAAGTATTTTAACAATGAACAAATTAATTGCATTTTTAGTAGTAGTGTTAGCATGGCTTGTTATGCCCATCGTCATAGTAGGACTCACTATCGGTCTTATACTTAGTATTTTTTGGGCAGGGAGTCATGTACTCTATGCTTATATTCTTAGCGAACTCAACCAAAGGAAGAAATCATGATTACTGAAACAATTATTAAGACTTTTCAAAAGAAGCATAAGCAGTCAGACGTTATGGGTGTAATTCGCACTCTCTATCCAAACGTTGAAATTTCTATTTTAAAGAAGAAAGGTAACAAGTAATGAAATATAAGATTGAAATCGGTGGACGCGGCGGCGAAGTTGTTATCGGCTCCGTCAAGCGTGAATTCTATGACATTGTTGAAGAACATGAAATTGATTTTGAGGACTATGCTTGGAATGATGATTTCTTTGAGGAAAACGATGTAGAAATTGACGAAGATATCCGTCCGTTTCATCCCGGTGAATGGCATGAATGCGATAACCTTGCACACCACACTGGTCCTTCACTAGAAGATTGTTATATTAGTGTATTAGATGAAAACGATACAGTCATCTATGATGCACTAACTGCTAATGCTTTCTTTGATATGGGCGCTGACACAGAACAAACCGAAGAGATTTTCCCTCAAGAAACTCTTGAAGACGGTGACGTTTACTTCCTTGGACAAAGCATTGAGAAAGGTCACTTCCTCTCGTTTGAATGTGAAGATGAAGCGTTTGACCCTAAGAAGCTTGTAATTACTACGGGTGATTATGACGGTTGGGAACTTGTTACTGGCTTAACCTACAACGGAGAATCACTTGATGATTTGGGTGACAGTTCAACTGACGGAAAAGGTTCTGAATTCCAGCTTATCCTAGTAGAGAAAGATTATTAATGTCATCGGGTAATGGTAGCTTATCGTTAGGTCAGGCAAAGTACAACAGAACGATAGCAGGCACTCTACCCAGCCAAACTGTATTTAGGCTTGATTCTGCTAGAAATCGCAAGGTACAAAAAGAGAAGGAAAAGAAGATGGGTTGGTTTAAAAGAAAGTTTGCACAATGGTGCCGCGAAGCTTGGGAAAATTCTCGTGATGAGGATAGAACATATGCAGTAGTAGACGCTGTTCAATCTCGGAGTATTGATGCAAACAAGAGCATTCGCTTCACTCTCTATCCGGCATCAGGCGGGTACGTGATTGAACACTACAAGAATGACCGTATGCGAGATAGTGATGGGCCGACATTGACTATTGTTAACAACGGTGACAGCATTGGTCAAGCTATTGAACACGTTATTGCGATTGAGTCGTTGAAGGCATAATGGCTAAAGAGAAACTATCAGCAGACGAAAAGTTTGATAAGGTTGAATTTGACCTTTTTGATGCAATCGCGGCTATCGACCGCAAAGACTATTCGTATTATGATAGGTTGACCCCCGAACAGCAAAAGAAGTTTGTGCCATTCATGATGATACATTGGATTAGTGCAGTTAAAGGTAGTAAGGATATTCAATCTTATTATCTGCAAAGCACTGAATATCATGCTAACAAGTATATGTTCAACGAGAATGTACAGAAGCATCCTAAGCTACAATGGTTGATGTTGTGTGCTGCAAGCCCGGGTATTGGCAAACAGTTTCATCAATGGATTCCGCACATCCGTGACCGTGTTAGTAAGTTAAAAGAGTCTCCTAAGACTACGGAGATTAAAGACTACTTTAAAAAGGTATATCCTAAATCAAGTGACAGTGACTTAAACATCATATCCGAAGTTTTTGTTGACAATCACAAGAAAAAGATGTATCTTGCTAATAGATTCCCCGAATTAAAATTTGATGAGATTGAGTTATTAAGTGAGCTTGTTACAGATAAAGAAATCGAAGAATACGAAAGAAAGCTCGGTAACTAAAACCGAGTTTTCTTGTGAGTTTTGCAAACGGAGTTTCCAGCGAGAGACTACGATGATGAAACACCTATGTGAAAATAAACGTAGATGGCAAGACAAAGACCAGCCAGGTAATCGTATTGGATTTCAAGCTTGGGTAGAATTCTACAAAAAGAATACTGCATCTAAAAAACCTAGAACATATGTAGACTTCACGAAAAGTGCATACTACATTGCCTTTGTCAAGTTCGGTCACTATTGCGTTGATATCAAGTGTATCAATGTAGTTAGGTATGCTGATTGGCTGTTGAAGAATCAGATAAAGATTGATAGTTGGTGCAGCGATACTAACTACACTAAATTTCTTATTGAGTACTTAAAGACAGAAGACCCGCTGGATGCTATCGCTCGTAGTATCGAAGCTACGATGGTTATCTCTACGGATTCAGGTATCGAAACCAAAGATTGTCTACGATATGCTAATAGAAACAAATTAGCGTATGCTGTAACTACTGGCAAGATTAGTCCTTGGATGCTTTATCAGAGCGAGAGCGGTGTCAAGTTTCTAGAAGAACTTGATGAAAGCCAGCAAAAGATGATTATAGATTACATCAATCCAGAGCAGTGGGCTATCAAGTTTAGACGTAATACTGAAATGGTGACACAGGTTAAGGAACTGTTGAATGCCGCAGGCTACTGATACTTACAAAGTGGTCCGTCGAGGTCAGAAATACTGCGTGAGAGTGCGCGGGGTACTTAACACTACTGATTCATTTAACTGGTGTAAAGAGCGTAACATGAGTTACCATATCATC